GTTGTACTACATTCCGAGCCGCTGGTAAGCGCTTTGGTATCCTTAACGCATCTGCATCAGAGGATGTAGTTCAGGAAAAGGAAGACGTGAAAGACGACTTTGTGAGTGAGATGGAAGGGACTGCATGTTACTACGACCCACTTACAGGAAAGAAGCACTGCGAGTAGTCCGGTGCCTATAACATCAATAGAGGAGATTAGGACCATGGAGAAGACTTGTATGTGGTGTGGTGGTAACTTCTATGAGGGGTTCCACTGTAAGGTTTGTGGCCCTGACTTGGACTTTATAGAGGACTCAGGTAAACAAGAGGAGCCCCCCGGGGCTTCCGACTTGATCCACGAGCCCGACCACTACTCTCGCTGGAAGATAGAGCCAATAACTTTCATAATGCGGAATGGCTTTGAATTCTGGAGGGGCAACATTGTTAAGTATGCCTCTCGTGCTGGCTACAAGGTGTATGATGGCAAGTCCCAAGAGGATAGCGAGATCACCGACCTTAAGAAGGTCATCCGCTACGCAGAGATGCGTATAAACCAAATCAACGGAGAAACGAAGCTATGAAAGTTATTTCTGGAATAATGGCCTTTCTGGCAGCAGCGTGTGTTTGGCTACTAATATCTGCACCAGAGGCGGAAGCGGCGGTAGTCAAAATCGAGCATGACGAACAGGGACCTTACATTATGTTTGTTGGGGCCGTAGAGCAGGGGGATAACTGGAAGGTGCTCTCTGCAATCCAACTGAACCCGGGCATAAAGCGCATCAAGATGAGTAGTCAGGGTGGTGTAGCTACAATGGGCTATGCGGTGGGCGACATCCTGGCTCTTACCCAAATGCACGCTATCGTACCTCGTGGGGCTTCCTGCCTCTCAGCCTGCGCTACGGCGTTCTCTGGGGCTGCTACACACGAGATACATGGAGCCCTAGGCTACCACGTAACATGGACCACAGCACACAACACACCAGCTATCCAGGCTATGATTGCAGGGCAACAGTTTGCTACAATGCGAGCCAAGTATTACCTGAACAAGGGGTTCCACTTTGACCTGCCGTTTGTTATCGCTATGGCTACTACCCCAAGCCGCTTCTTTGTCTTCACGGACACAGCGGACTTCCTAAGCTGGAAGGTTGGGCTGGGTGCTCACCAGATGACAGCGCGTGAGTACGAAGAAGACTACCTAGTAAAGCACCTCGTCGAGGGAGAGCAGATACTAGAGTATGTCGTTAGTCAACGTAGAGAGGACATCTAATGAATTGGAGATGGTGGTTAGCACTTAATGTAGGCCTACTCGCCTTCATTCTTGGTGTGTATAAGTTCGACCTGCTTGAGGAGATACTGACAAGGGACACTACCTACATCACAACTACTATGATGGTAGCTGCACTCATCACGTCAATTACAACAAAGGGTAAGACATGGACCCACTGGCACGAGTTCGTAACTGACCTTATGCCACGTGTTGGTTTGATCGGTACAGTCATCGGGTTTATGATTAGCCTTGATGCATCATCTGTAGCGGAGTCGCTTGAGACTATTGATGACGTCAAGACAATGATCGTCGTAGTTCTCTCGGGCATGTCTGTAGCTTTAACTACAACCCTAGCTGGCTTAGTCCTACAGGTCTGGCTGGACGTACAAAAGAGGTCTATCCGTGATACAGAGGCGTAATACAGGACCGTCATTCATTGACCTACTGTTTATCATCTCTCTGGGCTTCCTGCTCCTGTTGTTCATCATGCTACCGTTCCTCAATCCTATAGCTAAAGACGGGACGATCGATCCCCCTGTAGCTCTTATCATTGAGATGCGCTGGGATGACGACGCGCAGGCTGACTTGGACCTGTGGGTTTTAGGACCTGACGGGAACCCGGTTGGTTACTTCAAGAAGTCCAATGGGTACATCACCCTAAAGAGAGACGACCTTGGTAAAGTCAATGACACGTATGTTATAGATGGTAAGCGGGTCACCGTATCTAGGAACTACGAGGTCACCACAGCAACCCAGCTACCTGATGGGTGGTACACAGTGAATGTGCACTACTTTGGTGGATCAGCTAGGCCAGAGAAAGTCAACGTAAAGATCACAAACCTGTGGCACTTTAAGATTGAGTTCGAGGGTGACACTACCGTATCACTGCGACAGGAGGTTACGCTAGTATCCTTTAAGGTCCAGGATGGTAGGGTCGTGGAACTGGATCAGGAGGTCCAGAAGAAGGTTAGAAAGGTTGGGGTAGCCCCATGATGACAATCTATGTAAGCTACGTAGTGATGGCGGTTAGTTCTGCCATTCTACTCTACACATCCCGGGCATTCTTTGCGATCAAACTTGTAGCCCTAGCCTCAGTAGTAGTGCTAGGGTTGGGCCTAGAGGCTCACTACAGGGATCAGTTAGGTGCCCCAATTGCAGCCTACCCGGAAGGAGAGTTCGAATATGTCTATCACTCTGTACAAGGGGATTCCATTTATCTTTGGGTCTGGAACAAGACGAAGGAGCACAGGCTCTACGTCATCCCTTATGACCAGGAAACTGCCGAAGAATTGGAGAAAGCCAAGCAACAAGCGCAAGAGGGCGATGCGACGGAAGGAACTTTTGTATCGGACAGAACTGGATCTTCGGAGGAGCAAAATCTGGAGATCAGCGACCCTGACACGATAGACCCTAGCAGTTTTACGAAAGGATAAAACATGTGGTTATACTTTACTGAAAAGAGATGGTTCCTGTGGGGTTGGTTGGGGTCAGTCGTAATCTTAACAACCCTCTGGCTACAGGTACAAATGGACGTCGCTATCAACGAATGGTTTGGCGAGTTCTATGACATGCTACAGAGTGCCCTGAGTACACCTGGGGCGGTAGAGATGGATGAGTACCTTCTGTCACTGGCAGACTTTGCAATCATCGCAGCGGGTTGGATTGGGTTGTCACTTATGGTGACGTTCTTCACTAGCCACTGGTTGTTCCGTTGGCGTCAGTCTATGGTCGAGTGGTACCACAGCGTCTACGACAAGGCTCGTAAGATTGAGGGTGCATCACAGCGTGTCCAGGAGGATACTATCAAGTTCTCTCGTATCATGGAGAGCCTTGGCACTAGCTTCATTGAGAGCGTCATGGTCCTCGTCGAGTTCTTCCCGATCCTGGTGTTGCTAGGTGCTGGTATCCCAGTCATGTTCTTTGGAGAGTGGGAGTACGGACTTGTAGCAGGAGCTATCATCTGGGCTGTAGGTGGCACTATCCTAATGCTTGGCCTTGCATGGTTGCTACGTCTTGTTGGTGTGGAATACGACCTACAGAAGCGTGAGGCTGCATACCGGAAGATACTTGTTATCGCAGAGGATGATGGAACTATTCGCCCTAAGTCTATGGATGAACTGTTCATGGACGTGCGTAGTATCCACTTCACTAGCTACATCAAGTACCTGTGGTTCAACGTAGGTCGCTTGGCCTACCTACAGGCAAATGTTCTAGTGCCCTATGTCCTGTTCGCTCCGTCGATCGTTGGGGGCCTGATGACCCTCGGTGTCTTCCAGCAAGCGGTACGTGCATTCGGTCGTGTTGAGGGCTCTATGCAGTACCTCTTTAAGGCATGGCCCACTGTCATTGAGTTGTTCTCGGTGATCAAACGCCTTCGTGAATTCGAACGTCAAATCAAGGAGTCCTAATATGGGAAAGAAAGTCAAAAAGAAGTTGGTACAAACACCACCACCCCCCAAGATGGAGGCTCCTGGTACATACCTACGTGAGAACGGGGTGCTCTACCTGAATGACACATTCGACAAGGACACGATCCACCCATTGATCCTACAGATTACTGAGTACAATCTTATGCCAGAGGAGTTGCAACCAAGTGAGATCAAGCTGATCATTAACAGTCCGGGTGGCACCGTCTTCTGGGCATGGCAGCTTATCGACGCTATCAAGATGTCGGAAATCCCTGTGATTACTATCGCCCAGGGTCTTGCAGCTTCCTGTGGTGTTCTGACCCTGATGGCTGGGGACAAGCGGATTGCTACCCATAACACCTCGATCATGAGCCACACGTACGCTTGGGGGAGCATGGGGAAGGAGGGTGAGCTATACGCTAAGATCAAGGAGTTCGAGATGGCCTCCGAGCGTATGCTGGAGCACTACAAGAAGTGCACCAAGAAGTCCAAGACTTACATCCGCAAGAACTTGCTACACCCACACGATGAGTGGATGACCCCAGAGGAAGCCGTTAAGCACGGAATTATCGACGAGGTCTGGGAGACCTACTAAAAACACAAAAAGGGCCCGTTCGGGAACCCATTGGTATCGCACCAGTGGGAACCTGAACGGGCCCTTTTTTTTTGTTTTAGCGGTA